AGATGCACAACGAATCCATGCCCATCGACATAATCACAGTTAGAGATTACGCTGGCGATATTGATTTTAATAGTTTGGCAAGCATTGCTAACAACTCTATTGGCTCTTCAAACATTGGGGTGTACGCGAGACACATAAGAGATTCAAGAATCAATCAAGACATAGAGACCCTCAAAAGACAGATTGAATACAAAAACTATCAAGAAACGGTTGAGAAAATTCACAACCTAGAAATGGATTTGGCTGACAAGGATGATAACTCTATGAAAGCTATCATCGGCAAAACAATCGAATACATAGACAATGTTGGCAGAAATGGAACTGGTCTCTCAACTGGTCTTGTGTCTGTAGATTCACTTACAAACGGACTAAGGGGTGGTAGTTTAATCGTATTAGCTGGCAGACCCAGCATGGGTAAGTCCACATTTGCAATTAACATAGCCAACAACATATCAAAAAGTAAGAATGTTTTATTCTTCTCACTAGAGATGTCGCAGGTGCAACTAATGTTAAAGATTGTAGCAAGTGACACAAGAATTAATCAATCAGATATCGATTCAAACAAGCTATCTGAGGAGCAAGAGAGGGTATTCTACGAACAATTATCACAAGCTGATAAAAAGAATCTAAGTATTGTAGATACGGGTAATCTCTCGGTGAGAGACATTATCGCAAGGTCAAGAAAAGCAAACGGAAAGAAGAAGATAGATTGTATTGTTATTGATTATTTGCAGATAATGAAATACAATAAGGGTAGTGAGGTTTCAGAACTTGGTGCAATAACTAGGGAATTGAAATATCTCTCTAAGGAACTAGACATACCTATAATTCTACTTTCTCAATTAAGCCGTGGGGTAGAGCAGAGGGAGAATAAAAGACCGCTTATGAGCGATTTACGAGCCTCTGGAGAGATTGAGCAAGATGCAGATGTAATTATGATGGTTTATAGAGACGAGTATTATAACAAAGAAGAGTCAACCGATAGAGGAATGGCTGAAATAATAGTCGCAAAGAATAGAATGGGAACTGTTGGATGGGTTAAATGCAGATTTGAGGGGCAATACTCTTTATTTTCAGACGATACTCTTAATATTTATGACAAATAATGCCGAAGCATAGCATCAAAAACAAACTAAAACACTCTGTTAGGAATGACAATATGTGGCGAGTAAGGATTTCTAGGGATAAAAAAAGAGAGAATAAAAAAAGAGGATTATGTTACAATGATAGGTGCGATTTATATGTTAGTTTTTATGATAAAGACTTGGATTGACAAAAAATTAGACCTATCATTTAAAAGATTAGATAGTATATCTGATGATATTAAAGAAGCCTTAGAGATAGCTAGAGAAAAGGATTCTGACAGATATATTTCTATAAGGCTTTTATTGGAAAGAGCCGATGAACAAATAGATATACTGAGGTCTAATAATGATTATTCAAACTTTTGAAATAAATCCAGTACCAGCATCAAGAGCAAGGGTAACAAGGTGGTCTACCTACTACCCTAAAAAATACACAAAATTCAAAAAGGAAATGGGTGAGGTCTTAGAGACTATGGACATTATTCCCTCTGAAAAACTGGTTTGTGTGTTTCTTGAGTTTATGGTCAGCATGCCAAAGTCGTGGTCAAAAAAGAAGAAAAAGGAAAAGGATGGTAACTACTGCGACAATAATTCTGACATAGATAACTACATCAAAGCTGTTTTGGATTCATTTAATGGGTTTTATTTTGAAGATGATAAGCAGGTTGTAGAGATTTTTGCCAAGAAAATATATAGCAGTACACCAAGAATATTATACAAAATGGTGGAGGTTAATAATGGTGAGTAAGATGGATATGTGTGTTCAATTGGCAGAAGATTATGCAATCAAGTCGGCGGGCGCTGGAATAGATTATGAAAAGGCTTATATTGACTATATGGATAGATGTGTCAAGAGAAGCGAAGAAGCAATTAAAAGATTATGGCACTTGGAATTTAAGATACCAGAGCCGTTGCTAAAGGTGGTGTAGAGAAAAAGTATTTCCAGTGTATAATGGATATATTACTTAACCGCGGAAGGCACTATGTTAGAAAAAGCAACACAGCAAATCAACATCAAGATAAGCGAATATGATTTAAACATCATAGACGAGAAGGCTAAAAAGTACGGCATGTCTCGGTCTTGCCTTATGAAGATGTTTTCTATTAACGGCGAACTGGCAGTAAAATATCCAAAGAAGATTAGGATGCCAATATCTTAGTTTTCACAAGGCGTTAAAAAAGCCCCAATAACGGGGCTTTTTATTTGACGCTTGTTAAAGAAAGAAAACATTTAACTCATCAATATCTCTTGTTGTTTTCTTGTTAGCTCTACGCTTGTGCATTTCTGTGTTTTTCTTGATTGCAGTAACCATCTCGTTGTGAGAAAAAACTCCATCTTTGTATCCTTTACGGTAAAACCTTATTGTTTCTTCTAGCTTATTCACTTTAATTGCTCCTGTTTTTGTTTAAAGTAAGTATATTATACCACTACTATACACCAAAAGCAAGTTTTATTTTATTTAAGAATATCGTGATACCTAACAGCCTCCCTTAACCTACGATTCATATGTGGTTTTCCAGCCTTCTCATAAGCCGTAGTGAAGGTAGAGGTTTTTTTGTGTATCGGAACAATCTCCTGCGACCTTGGTGACAAAGCCATAGGTGTTGGCTTCTCGTCATCAAATGCGCTCTGCAACAAACCCCTATCTCTCCAGCCTAAGTCTCTACCATACCCATCAACCTCATAGATATTATCGTAGACAAACTTAGCTTGACTATATTTATTATCTTCAAGTTCTTTCTGTTTTATCCACTCAAGGTAATCATCCTTGTGGCTACCAGTGAATTGAAAAAGACCATATCCTCCTCCACCACCCTTTTGTTTTTGAGTGTGGCTAAAGCTACCGCCAGTCTCTACAGAGATATTGCCCATCAGTGCTGGTATGTCATCATTGTCAAAACCAGCACGCAATAGAGCCTCTACAGTTTCTTGCTCATCATCAGTAAGCATTCCCATAACTATAAACTAGGCTTGTTCCTTTCAAAGTCAAAAAACTCAACCTCTTTTTCAATAGGTCTTGATACCCAACCTGGCTTTTCACCAAACATATCAATAGCTTCTTGATAGCCCTCTTCTGTTGACCAGTGTGGGCTCTTGGTATCAATAGTCCAGAAGTTCCCATTCTCAGCAATCTTCCAACCCTTTCTACCAGACTCTTTTTTATCTTCTTTTGGTGTTTCGGAAGGGTGGCTAGATATCTTGTCAGATGAAGGTGGCTTGCTATCTTTCTCGATAAATGTTTCTGCAACCTTGTCCTCTTCTTTATCTGCTTTTTTGTTTTCAGCCTCTTTCTCTTGAGCCGCTTTCGCAAAGTTCATAGCATCACCAACACCTTCTGGTTTTTCAACCTCTGGCTCATCTTCAATCTCAACACCAGAGAAGTTCATTGGTTTTCTCTCTTCCAGTTCATCATCAGTAACAACCAGCTTTTCATGTACTGGTATGCCAGCATCAATCTGGTCTTGTACGCTTTCAGCAGAATCTGCAAACTTCATTGCACTACCATCTGATTTACCCTTGTCCTCTTGTGGCTTAACTTCAACACCAGAGAAGTTCATTGCACGATTTGCAACCTCTGTTATAAGACTTTTGTCAGCCATTACATTCTCAACTGTTTCATCTGGATTTGGATTTGTCACTAATTCGGTAACATCTTCCACAACAGATTCAACAATATCATTTGAAACTTGACCGCCAGATTCATGGAACTTCATGGCTGTGTGTGGTATTGATTTCACAATACTCTTCACCATAGAATCAAGTGTTTTCCAATTGCCAGCCAAATTCATTGGCTTCCCCTCTTCCTTCGCTTGCGCTTCTGTTCCAAAACTTCCGTCAGACAATCTATCTCCCTTCTTGTCACTTCTAGTTGATAGCGCTGAACGGACTCCGCCAACTACCACCAACTTTTCCATAACCTTGTCAGCAATCTCTTGCTCGGTTATTGGGGCGAACCCTCTCTTTTTAGCCATTTTGCTATCTCCTATTTCTTGTTACTATGATAAATTGGGAATCCAACACTTCCCATAACGGTTTTCTTAGTTGTCTCACCAACATCTCCATACTCCCTATCAAGTAACCACGCATCAAGCGTAGCCCTTTTAAGAGGATTTATAGATATTGGCGTAACAAAACCAGCACCCCAGCTGGTCATCTCTTTCGGGTCAGCCCTATTAAGAGTTGGCCCGATATATCCACCACCGTGTTTCAGTGATATATATTCTTTTCCTAAGAACAGTGCAAGCAAACTCTTAGGCAATATAGATGATTTGTTAACAAGGGTGTTTGTTGGATGTGTCAACCAGTGCATTGGTTCTGCAATCTGTTTTGATATAACCATTTCCTCCCCTTCGCCTATGTGTAATCTACCAGTCATCCAAAAATCATTCAGGTCAAAATCAATGTCTGACTCTGCGAGCATGCTGTGCATCATATAAGCCAAGAAAGAAGTTGAAATAAAACCTCTTAACATATAACCCATATAAAGATTAAACTCAGCCATCTCTTTTGGAGATAATTGTTTACCTTTTGCCGACTTGGTGACTAAATCTTTAGTCATACCAAGCCCCTTAAAAGCGATTCTGAAATTTGAAACAGTCCAGTCTGGGGAGAATAGAGCCATATTACTCCACTTGGCTTTAGATGGTGTGGTTGCCAATGCGAACATATGATACATTGCTCCCTTTGGCGTACTGGCATTTTTAACAGCCATATCTTGCCATTCTAGCGCAAGTTTGGCGTGTCTTTGACCACCATAAGCATCATTCACAAATTTAGCCGCAGACTCTCTTGCTTCTGCTTCAGATAATGGTTTCCAAGCCCTGCCCTTTTTATACAATTTTGCAATACCCCTTGGCTTTGAACTCATCAATCTTTCCTTTACAGTTAGATATGTGAATATCTTAGCACCATCGTGAATGTAATCCCAAGTCCATCTATCAACGAAGTCTTGGGCTTTTCCTAATGGTTTTATTTTGGAATCAACCCACGCTTTCATTGTGTTATAACCAGCATCAACAAATTCGTTTCTCTTTACTGATATTTCTACGCCAACATCTGCAAGTTCTTTTAGAACCTCAGATTCGTAAAACTGACCTCGTTGCTCACCAGTCATATTCTTCTTGGGTAGAACTTCACCAGTTTTCAAGTCTACAACATCATTTCTTTCCCAGCGATTTTTCATTATATTCATCACTGTCTTTCTTTTGGCTTTGCCAGCGGGCGTTAGCATATGTAGTGCCACACCAGAATATATTCCAGAAAGAACCAATGCTTGTGCATGGAAGAATGACAACGATATTGCAATACGTTTTAAAGCATTGTTAACTTTTAATATCTTATCCATTAGCATTGGTGTGCCAGTGCTGATTTGAAAGTAATCATCTATGGAGTTCTTAATTAAAGGATGAATCATTAAATTTTCTAATGCCTTTTGATTGCTTACTTTGTAGCCAAGCTCTTTTGCCCGTTCCCACGCCTTGTCATTCTTGCCAGTTTTTTCTATGATAAACCCGATCGCCTTGCCTTTATCAAAAACAGCAGTATTTTTCAGGGAGCTAACCATGTGTTTCCCAGCTATAGCCTTAGACATTGATTGGCTATATGCCTCCAAAATTTGGAACACATCAGTTTCTATATCATACTTCTTGCTTAACTCTTGAACAGTTCCAGCCAACTTTCTAACCTGCTGGTGTCCGCTTGTATCTTCTAGTTTGCCATCATCTCTTAGTTTGTTTTTTATCTTTGAGAGAGAGTTTTTACTGAATTTTTTATTTTTAAATATATGAGCAATGTAATCGTTAATAAATTGCTCATCTTTAAACAAGTCATGTTTTCTCGCAGAATCCCTGAACAATCTCATTAATTCTCTTACAGAGTCTATTGCATCTTGTTCAATCTGTGATAATTTTTGTCTTGCACTAGAGCCAAACTTAGCATGAGTACCACTATAGTTCTCCACATAAGACAAGAAATCCATGTCAGACATCTTTGCATCTTTTCCACGAAGAACTTTTGCAATAAAATCTACAGTTTTTTGTGTTTGAGTTCTGTGATATTTGTGTATTCCTTCGGACACACTGGCAACCTCATAAACTCTTCGTCTCATTTTTGCTTCGCTTGGATTTATACCGCTTAGCTTATACCTTAAAGCCGCACCAGCAATCATGCCAATAATAGAGCCAAATGCTTTGTCATCTTCTGACACATAATAACCAATGCCACCAGTAACAGCGCCGTACTTCGCCATCTGTGGAACTGTAGCTTTTGGTAAATCCTCAATGGTGTGTTTGAAAATATGAGAGAAAGAACTCTTGGGTCTTACAAACTCACCCTTTTCTAACGCCTCAAGACCTCTCGCCTCTTCTCTTTTAGAGCCCCATTTCTCGCCCTTTCCAACACCCTCTTTAACAACCCTATCCTTATGACGAGATTGTTTCTCAATTCTTTTTGCAATTCGTTTAGAGGAAAGACCAGTTATCTCTTCATCTGTGTATTTCCTTGTTCCGTCTTTGTTTTTCTTTTTAGCAAGTCTCTCCGCTTCTTTTTTAATAGCAATATTGATTCTTTCTGTTATCGTTTTAACATCAACAATACCACCTAATGCGCCTTTTGCACTGGTTTCTAAATCAATGGCACGATTAGTCCATAACTCAGCACGGGCTTGGTGTGACAATCCAGCTGGCAATACCGCATCACTTGCAACTTGCGAGGGGTCTCTATACTCCCTGTTCTCACCCTTGCCTGTTGCATTATCAATCTTTTCTGCGTTAGCTACAGCCTCGTCTTTTACCTTTTCTTTTATCTTTTTCTGTCTGGCTGTTTCTAACTTTGCTCTCCATCCTGCATTCCAAGAAAGGGCGGGCGCACCATTATTGCCTTCGACTGGTCTTAGCTTTAGTTTTCCAGCGCCAGCTTTCTCCAAAGCCCTAACATTTCTTTCAACAGCTTTAGAGCCCTCTCTGCTTAACAACCAACTTCTCTTGCCTTTGCTTTTTGATATAGCGCCGAACGCAGTGCCAAGCAACGCACCCATAGCTAAGCCCCTTTCTACATTCTCCGATTTGATATGCCCTTGGAATGTAAGGTCGTGTAATGCCTCATAGACACCACCATAGGTAGCACCCTCTGCACCCCTTCCAATACCCGCTGAAACCCTTTCGTTCCTCATAAGCTGAACCATCTTGTTCATGTACTTTGGTCGAATATTGACAGCCTTTTGAGCAAGTTGAGACGCCTTAATGCCACCTTGAGCCGCAAGCGATGGTATTCTTAAATAACCAAGTAGCAATAACTCTGGGTCTTTAACAATCATTCCAGCTAAAGAGCCGAGTGTGTAGCCTGGCGAGGTAACAGCCATTTTAGCAAACTCCCCCAAGCCCTGAATTACACCCAGTTCTTCCTCTTCATAACCATACTTCTTCTGAACATCTGAAATATCACCACTTTTATTCTCGTAAGCATCGTACATATCTGACTCAAATGCTTTCATTATTGTATTGTTGGCGACTCTATCGGCTTCTTCTGACTTGGTTAATTTTCTTTCCTTGCCTAAATCCTCGTGATATTTAGCAAGCGCAATAGAGTCATAGAAACCAACCATGTGCCCCCATTGTTCAACCTGCTCTTCAAACCACCTATTCTATTCTTCGTCTGGAGTGCCAAATATCTTCTGCCCCCATCTAAAAATCATAGACTGAGTATCATTAAAGCCGTCTGAAAACCCACCAATGTCTTGTTGATACTTTGGTGCTATATTTGTGTAATAGTCTATAGTAGCATTCTTCTCTGCTTGTGACTTGTTAGGGTCAATAGCAACAACGCCAAAGCCCTCTATGTAGGCTGTAGACATCTATGCGTAATCTCCATCAACAATACTATCAAACCACCAAGCGCTATTTTCATCGTCTGGTATGCTTGCCCTTGTACTTGTATCAGTCACCGCTTGAGACGATGCGGCTTCTTTCTCAAGAATTTCTTTTAGCCTTTGTTTTTGATGTTCGGACAGATTACCAATCTTTTCTAATCTTTGTAGATTTTCTTTTTCTCTCTGCTCAACATCTGTAAGCATACTTGTGTTTGTTGTTTCAGGCTCTGCTGTGGAATTATTTTGCCTTTCAAGAAGCTCTTTACGTCTGCTTTCTTGGTGTGCAGACAACCTTCCACCGTTCTCCAATAATATTTTATATTGCTCTAACTCTGCTTTTTCATGGTCTTTTAGCCCAACAGCCCCGCTCACATCTTCAACATCAGCTGGATGAAGGCGTTGCTTCCAGAAAGCAGCAGTATCAGAGTTTGCATTATATTTTAACCAATTTGTAAACTCATTAAGTAAAACACTTTCATTATTCAAAATTGCATTAAGTTCTTGAGTGGTCACCCCTTTTCTGCGTAGATGGTCTGCGAATGACTTAAAGTGAGACGTTAGTTCGCCCCTTCTAGCTTTTCTTCTCGCCTGTAATCCGCTGGCTGTATAACCATCTCTACCCTTGGACTCGTTGGAAATATAATCTGCTTCATGTATGTTCATGTATTCATCCAATATGCCCTCATGTAAGAAGCTACTTTCCATCTTGGTAACAATACCCTCAATATCTGTCTTACTAGGGGTGTTAGATGTTTTTAATGCACTTTTTAATTCGGTTGACACTTGTTGGATTTGGAATGCGTGGTCTGGCATCCCAGCTTTACTAAACTCTGCAACAATTGCATCAAGTTCCTCTGGCGTGTCTGGGTCTGGGTATCTGCTCATTATGTCATCAACAATATCTTGTTTTGCAAGCATTGGGTCTTGACCACCAAGCATACTACCCATAGACCTGCCATACATATCACCTTGCAATGCTGTACTCGCTGTCATTGGAGCGTATTTAGTTCTATCTAATTGACCCCAAGACATTGCGGTTTTATTCATTGCATCATTTATAGAGTTCTCAACATCCCATCTGTTGCTGATAACTTCACTAGACAATAATCCCATCTTATTTTCTCCTAACTAAATAATCCGCCAAGTAAACCACTAAGAAGGTTTCCACCACCACCCGACCTGCGGCTAGTTCCGCCCATGCCCATCATATCCCACAAGCCCTTACGCTTTGTGGCATCGCCAACAGCAAGCTGATTGGCAATATTGGCAGAAGCGCCACTAACACCAGCGACATTTCCTATTGCAGTACCTTGTCCGTACAATCTTCCAGACTCCATAAATGGAACTTGAAGTCCACCCATAGATGTTGCTGTTGCTAAATCTTGAGAGCCTCTTGCCCTCTCCATGTCTAAGAGTTGTTGTGACTGCATCATTGCATCTGCAAAGTCTTGTGCATTTGACCTTTGAATTGCCTCTTCTGTTTCACCAATAATTCCAGCACCACCAGTAGAAGTAAGCATTCCTTTGGCTTGTAATCCTTCGTATGTATCTGTTCTTAGCTTGTCCTGCTCATC